GGTTTGTCTACCCCATTGGCGACACGCCATGAATTGTACGCTTTTTTCGCCAATTCATATTGAGGGAATTTGCTCGCAATCCGGTTCGATAACTTCGCGTCCTCGCCGCCGATCGGCCGGCCAAATGAATCGGTCGCCGTTGCGGATTCGCCAAGCGCCGACAAATACGGATTGAACCCAAGACCGGTGAGGCCTTTTTCCGAAAATGCGTTGAATGGCGTCGTGATCCACTGATTGCCGACCTTGAGGCGGCCGCGGTAATATTTTGCCTGATCCTCTTTAATCTGCTGGATCTCATCCTCGGAATAGCCCATTTTGGTGAGCTCCGGCACGACTTTTTCAAATTCCGTATCAAATTGATCTTGTTGGTACTGATCAACACGGTGGTAGCCCATGGCAGCTGCCGGCCGGTCAAACGGCATTGTGACTGCTGCTTTCGTCAGGTTTTTGTTCCATGCGTAAAACGGCATCACCGCGCGCAGTGGGCGCTCGTAATTTTTCGTTTTATAGTTGAAAAGATATTTATCGACACGCTTCAAGGCCTCGGCATCAGACAGGCCACTCGCTTTTGCGCCACGGAACGCCGCAACCCGCGACCAGTTCTCGACGCCATTGTAAAAGCGGTTCAGCTTGCCCTTGCCGATTTCACCGGTCAGATCGGCTTTGACGGATGCCGGCACTTCGTCCATCGCTTTGCGCCAGTTTTTCGGACGTACCATTTTCGCCTGCTCAACGAGGGCACGGCCGCCGCCGGCCAAAGCTGCCGCCTGCGTGTTGTATAGCACGTTGTTTACCGTCCATGCCGGGCGGTACTTCAAAACGGACTGTTTCCAAATTTTCATCGGCAAGCCGGCGGTGTTTCGCGCCGTGTTAAACACGGATCGGCCGAGAGACGTCGTAGGATCGACGCCAGCAGCCCTCTGCTTCATATAACGGCTGAATGTGCCTCTTTGCTTGTCAGCGGCGCGTACAGGCTCCGTCAGTAGGCCAAATTGGCGCTCGTATTCTGCCGTCAAGTCATCACGACGCTTCATCCAGCCGGCGCGCGTTCGATTAGCTTCCGCCTGCAAATCGGCACCCAAATTACTCTTGAGGTATCGAGTTTCGGCGTTTCGCGCAAAATCCTCGGCCGATTGAATCCGTTTAGTATTTTTCTTGCGGGCAAAGAAATTATAATTTTCCGCGGAGTGATCGACTTTACCGTTTGACGTGTAGTCAATAAAAGGGGAATACGTTTTGTTTTTGCCGCCCCAGCTAGTTTTTGTCACTTCGTCGGCCAGCTTCATCTTTTCGGTGAACTCGTTCCAACGGCGCGAAATGTCGAGCAGCTTTTCGCGCTGCGGCGCGCTGTACTGCAAGCCGCGGATGTCGCGCATTGCCATGCGGTCGCGGAACGTGCCAAACTTGCCATCGACCATGCGCTGCACAATCGCCGCCTCATGATCCGACAGGCCTTTCAAATCGTCAAGGATCTTCGTATCGATCTTATCTTTGCCGGCAAGTTTCTGATTTATCGCGTTAATGCGAGCACCTAGACGCTCATTGAGATCAGTCGTGCCGGATTTTGCAATTTTCAGCGCGTCGGAAAATGTTTGATCGGGAGTTTTATACTCTTTGTTGAGCCATTGAATAGGCTTCGATTTTGCAATTTTCTCAGTAGTATTCCAAAATTTTTCACCGCTTTTTGTTGCCTTAATAGCATCTGCCGTCCACGATGCACCCTTGGCAAATTTACCCGGCAAACCAAGTCCACCAACATAAAGCATCGGATCACTTAAAAACTCAAGTGTGTCGGCGGTCATGCCGGCGATCTCTTTGCGGTTTTGAGCAGCCTGCCCCTCAAAATTCGCCTGTTTGCGGGTCGTACCGCCCGCCCACACCTTGCGGCCGGTCGAGTAGTCGTACATTTCCTCGTTGAGCCACTCATCTTTCGTCGGCAATTTGTCTTTGTACCACTTTGAAAATTCGGACGGTTTTTTCTGCTTTTTATAAAGCTCGAGCGCGTCTTTGTACGATGTATCGATGTCAGTTTGCAAACTGTAATCTTTTTTGTTGCCAATGTTCCAGTTACGTTGGTTGAACGATGCTTGCCACGGATTTTTGCCCTGCAAGCCTTTTTGAGATCGGTCGCCGTACTGGTTGATCTGGCGGTTCGAATCGACGGCGTTGCCGATCGAGTTAATCACACGCATCGGTGCCGTCACGAGGCTTGGTATGTTTTCGTCACCCTCGCCAAGGGTGTATTTCCAAAGGCCACCAACAAACTGGCCAGGCGCGCCGTTGACAATGTTTTTATTGAACCAAGAGCCCGCCGTCCCGACCGGCGATTTATTCTCCTCGGTCGCTTTTTTGCCGTAGCCCTCGGCCATGCCGGCCGAAGCGCCGCGCGTATACTCGAGGTCGTCAATGTTCGAAGTTTCCCAATCTGAAAACTCCTTGACCGCCTTATCAAACTCGGCCTGTGTAGCAAATTTCGTTTTTTCGATCTGCGCTTTTTTAGCGGCCTGATCTTTCAAAAACTTATTGAGCTTATCGTCGTATCGCTTCGTCTGGTTTTTCTCAAGATCCTCGAGCTGTTTTTGCGCGAGGGCACGCGCGTTGTCCTTGTTCGCGCCGGTGAGCCAGTTCCAGAGGCCGCCGCCATTGATTTTTTCGTTTTGCGCGATAATGCTCTCGGCTTTCTTGCGGTACTCGTCTTTCGATCGCTGGTAGGTGCCGGCGCTCGAGTTGTACCAAGCCGACCACTCCGATTTCGCTTTTTGGATCCGCGGATCGAGGCCGTACCAATCGTCAGGAACGGTAAAACCGGACTTGTCTTTTTGGCCTTTTGCCTTGACAGTCCCGTCATCGTTGAAATAGGTTCGCCAATCGTTCGGGTTTTTGCCGGAGGCAATCCGATCGATTGCTACTTTGGCGCGGATCTGTTTGTCAGTGCGAAGCTCGCCATACACCTTGTCGAGCGCCGCCTGTTTTTCGCGGCGCTTGCGTTCCCGCTCGGCCGTTTGGCGGGCGATTTCGGCTTGGATCTCGCGCATCCGGATCGCGTTCGCATCGAGCGTCGATTTGTTGTTTGAGATCACGCGCTGTGTATTCGCCCACGACTGGTTGTTTCGCGCTTGACCGGTGGCGATCGTCGCCGTACTGTCGCCCCACTGCGCAATGTACGGGCTGTAAGCGGGCAGGGGAGCGAGCGGCTTCAAAGGTGCCGGCGCGGCCGGTTTCTTTGGTGCTGCGGGTTTTGGCGCGGCCGGTTTTGATCCTGCGCCAAAAATGTTTTTTACAGTGTTGACGATGCCATTAAACAGATTGAACATTTGGCTTGATCTCCTGTGCTACCGTTGATGGGAGCTGTATTTGCCCCTCGGTAGGTGCGGAGGGTTGCATCATTTGCTGCGCCGATTGCGCGCTGGCGGTAAGTTGCTGCATACCTTGCGGGTTCAATACGGGCTCGGATTGTTCCTGCGTCAGCAGCGCGAGCTCGTCTTCTGGTGATTCGATGCCCATTTCTTCGTAGCCAGTCGTGCGGCTCAAAATCTTTTGGCTCATCGCTTCAATCAAGAGCCGTTTTTCCTCGAGCTCGTTCTTTGGAGTGATCGAGTTCATCGTTACAGTCGAGTTGTAATTACCGCCGATCACCGTTTTGTCGAAAACAATATCAAACGCGCCGCGCTGGTACGCCATTTTGTCTTCGTTGTCGCTCATCGGCAAAACCGTGCCGCGCGTTGAATAGCCGGCGATCGAAAATTGTTCGCCGGTTTTGCCAAATTTTTCATAAAGTCGCAAAATTTTCGCGTTGATACCCTCGTAAAAAGAAACCCAAGCGACGTTCTGATTTTCGATGTGGCGCTGCGTCGGGGTAAAATACATGCCGAGTGCGTCGCCGGACGTGTTCGCGCCGGCAAGTTCGCCCATTGCGGCTTGAGAAAAACCGGACACACGCTGCATGTCTTCGCGCAAATCGGCCGCGTGCTCGTTGAGCAGCTTCACGTCGTTGAGTTGCAGCAGACCGAGCTCTCCGCCTTGCTTCAAACCAATAAAACCGCCATTTTTCATGCCGTTTTTTACGTCGTCGAGCTGCTTCGAAATGATGCCGCGCCCCCAAATTACCGGCGACGACATACGGGAAACGATGTTGTCGCGGCGTTGCAATGTCAGATTGAGATTCGCTTGCAAATTCACCATCGGGTTTAGGTAAAAAGCCCCGCGGCCTTTCGCGTCGCCATCCTCAAATGGCATACAAAGGTCGATCGGGATCCCGCCCATCATGTGTTCGTGCGGTTCCTCTATCAGTTTGTCGCCTATCCAAGCCGTGCGGATTTTATCATCCCACCGGATCGCCATCAAAAACCAGTCTTTGCCATCAATCTGCTTCAAAAAAGCGTCGGTGAGCGCCGTGGTCGAAATCGGTTGAGTAGTCGGCGTCACGCCGTAGCGCTCCATCGCTTCGTCCTTGGTGATAGGGTAGACTGCCCAAAAAGCGGTCACGCGTTTATCGTTGCCATTCGAGATCTGCCAATAGCAATAGCGAGGATCGTATCGGCGCACAAACGCGCAGCGATTCTCGAGATCAAAGCCGGTTTCGGCCACGGCGGCAGAAAAAATGGTGCCGTCATACGCCCATTTTCGCTGCAAATTTCGGCCGCTCGATTTTCGCCAGACACCCAAAAGAATTTTTTCGCGGATCGAGGCCGCTTGTCGCTGCTCCGGCGTCGCGCCGGTTGTCGGCACCTTGATCGTCGGAAACGCCGAGGTGAAATGGATGTTTTTGTCGGCGTAAACGCGCAAAAGATTGTTCGACAAATCCGTCGTGTTGCGACGCTGGCCGGATTTTGAAGGATAAAATGCCGAGTAAAGATAAAAATTTCGTGACTGATCCATGCTCGCGTGATAGTCGGTATTGTTGACGATCGCGTCCTCGAGCTCTCTGTTGAGTTTTGTCAAATCGGTATAATTCGTACTCACGCGACAACCGGCCTTTCCACAAAGTTTACATCAGAAACAAAGCCCAAAACGACGTCTTCGATTTCGTGGAATTGTGATATTGCGAGTGCATTTGCCATTACTGTGTCTTGTACGATGTCCTTATCATCCCAGATGTACCGTTGATGTTCCCTAAAAATTATTGGTATTTTCGCAATTTTTACCGTTCGGAAATCGAACGCATGGTGCATACGTTGGATTATATTTTCCTTGAGGCCTTTTGTAAAGTAAAAAGGTTCGCTTATTCCCTCCAACGCCTCAGACGTCGGATCGCCAACACCGGTGCCGTCGTGCTTCGCCTCAGCATCCCAAAATTCAATGTGATCGATGATCGTTTTTTGGATCTCATCCCACGACGCAGAGCCGGCCTCGATGTACTTGAAATCGACCATCCGCGCCGGCCGCACAGTGGTGTCGTAAGTAATAATCACGGTCGGGTCGTTTTTGCGGCCAAGATCGATTCCACAGGCGTACTGGTGAAAATCTTCTTTTGGCATCGTCCACCATTCCGTCACAATTCCATTTTCGTCTTCGGCCATTTTCAAATAATTGCGCTCAAAAACTTTCTCGAGGGTTCGGGTCGAAAAGACTGTCCCAACGTTCGCATCGAACGCGCCCTCGAACTCCTGCCGCCATTGCAGATCGGTTTTGCCGGCTCGGTTGATTTTAAACCAGCGTCCGGTTTTGGCCTGATCGATCCATTTTTGCTTTTCGCGCTTGTCTTCGCCGGCAGCAATCATCTCAGCGTAATACGAATTGTAATCGGGAACATCCCACCATCCGTAATTGAAAATCGTGAACCCCATGTGGCCGGGCTCTTCAAAAATACGGGCAAACAGGTTTGCGCGGCCTTTCGGCGTAGAGATCACCGTGGCGCGGCCGTTGGTGCGGGCAAGGGCAGGGGATGCGGCCTGCCAAATGTCGTCGGCGTACTGCTGGAAAGCCGCCTCGTCCAAAATCAAGTGGGTCGCGGAAAACGATCGGCCGGCTTCCGCGCCAGCAGCCAATGAAACAACAGTCGATCCGATTTCGTTCGTCGTAACGCGCTCGTTTTCTTTCAATAATTTCGGAAAATTCGGGTCTTTGTCCTTGACGGATCGCAAAACTTGGTAAACATATTTGTGAAAGTTGACCGCAGCATCTTTATCTTTCGAGATGATCACGATCTGCGCGCCGGGCACGTTGCAAAATTCCCATGCCACCTCAGCGGCGGCGATTGTCGAGATGCCACACTGGCGCGGCTTGTTAATTGCGCGAAAAAGGTCGCGGCAACGAATAAAATCCTGCTGGAACGGGTAAGGCTCAAGCGGGATGTAACCTTTGCCCGGAAACAAAATCGTCGGTTCGTACTCAAGAATCCATGCTAATGGGTTCGATTTCGCTGTCTTCCGACGTTGCTCCTGAGTTCCGGTTTTCTGCCACTCTTCCCTCGTCCAATATTTCGGCATGTCGCCAGTCTCCCTTGTTTATCTGCTCCATAAGGTCGCCTAGTTTATCGATCGCGGCAAAATAAGACGTCGAGTTAAATTGCGCAGGATTCGATTTTTGCTGTTTTTCCATGCGCTCGATCGCTACTTGTAATTTATGCGCTTTCCAGTGCAGAGGATTGTTTGCAATGTAAAGTGGTGCCGATTCATCCACCCATAGGGCATTAAGCTCACGGCCTGATAGGTCAAGTAGTGAAGCTTGCTCGGGTGCTGTTTCTGTTTCCACTGCCATATTTCGGATTATAACACAACCAATAATTTCGGAAAATTCCAAAAAATTTTGTGTGAGCACCAAGTACAGAGCAGAGAATAACAAAAGGGAAGGTAGGGTGCGATTGAATTGGAAGTGGTGGATGGAGGGGGGGTTCAATCAACGCAGACGTAGAGACTGAGCAAGTGCTGGAGGTTTCTACCTCTGTAAGGTGTTCAAAGTTATCGGCTCGCAAGAGCTCGTATTACCCCATCGAACGTGGTCACAGGCAAATAGATCCACGCCCTCGCGCGATCTCTTGCCTGCTCCACCCGTCGAT